CCTTGGATAAATCAGTCAATGATATTCCTAATCCATCTTATATTGTGGAGGAAGCTAAACATTTTCATGAGCTTGTGACATCAGGATCTATCGATCCTGCTCCAGAAGCAAATAGTGATAATGACGATAACGAAATGAAAAACGTAACACCTAATATGGATAGTGGCGTTTTAGGTTCGTAATCACCTTAATTATCTAGGTTAGGGGCCTTCAAGGCCCCTAGTTATTTTATTATTATTTATGAAAGTAGAAAAATTTAAAAATATATTTGATGGGTTAGATAGAGCTCACGGTTTTTATGAGTACACCCAAACAAAACAAAATGGTAAGCGTGATGGACGCATGCGTACAGTGCATGAAGAACCTACTTTACAAATGTTTCAAGATCATCTTGAAGGAAAAGATCGTGCTTTAGGTATTGTTCCCATTCGAGACGATGCAACTTGTACGTGGGGCTGTATTGATATTGACGAGTACCCTTTGGATCATAAAAAAATATTATCACAAATACGAAAATACAAACTACCATTAGTGATGTGTGCCTCCAAATCTTTTGGCGCTCATCTTTTTTTATTTTCCAAAAATCCACAACCTGCTTTTCTGTTTGATGAAAAGTTAAAAGAAATACGCGCTCATCTTGGCTATGCAAAAGCGGAGGTATTTCCTAAACAAATTAAACTCTCTGATGAACAAGACACTGGATCGTGGCTAAACTTACCTTATCACGGCGAAACACGGTACGCGTTTCTTGATAATGGTGAAGGTGCTACACTAGAAGAATTCTTTGAGTTATATGACAAATATGTCTGTGATGATATTGGTAAAATATTAATACAGGTAGAAGATAATAACATGGCTGATGGCCCTCCATGTTTAGAAATTTTAACGGATCAAGGCTATCCAGAAGGGACAAGAAATAATGGATTATTTAGTGTGGGAATTTTTTATCGTAAGTCTAATCCTGATGACTGGAAGAATTTATTAGAAACATATAACCGCGAATACATGGACCCACCTTTAAATACTAATGAGGTAGGTATTATTATGAAACAAGTTGGTGCTGATAAAGCTGATGGTACCATGAAATATATGTATAAATGTAATGATCAACCTATCGCTAGTGTTTGTCAAAAAGCTAAATGTAAATTAAGAAAGTTTGGTGTGGGTACATCAGGTCAAGATCATCCTGTATATGCGAACTTACGTGTCACGGATCGCGAACCACGTATTTGGTATCTTGATATAGACTCTCATCCAGTAGAGACACAAGTACAAGATGAAATAGAATATCATCATCGTTTACGTAAATTAGTTAAAAGAAAATTATTACGTTACATACCTATGATGAAACAAGCTGACTGGGAAGAAATACAGTCAGGATTATTTGAAACAATTACTACAATTAATATGCCTGAAGATGTATCGAAGGTGGGTGAGTTTAAAGATTATTTATTTGAGTTTTGTACCGCAAGAGGTGAGTCNTTTGATATTGATGAATTAGATATGGAAAAACCCTATACTAATGCGGAAGAGAATTCGACATACTTTCGTTTACGTGACTTATCAAAATGGTTAGAGAATACCAAAAATTTTAAAGAGAATAGATCTTGGTTAGTTCAACGAATAAAAGATTTAGAGGGTATAGATGTGATGGTATATCCAAAAGGAATACAAACACGTGCGTGGAAAATACCTGCATATACACAGCCTAAAAATATGCAAAAGATGCCTGATTTAAAAACAGAAGAAAAAACTGATAAAGATATTTTAGGAGGAACTGAAGATGAGGTTATACCATTTTAATTATGGAGAACTATAAAGTAATGCCAATAAAATATGAAGAAACAAAACCTTTTATATTAGGAATTCATTATGCAAAAAGAATGCCAATGATACAGTTTTCTTTTGGTTTATTTTTTAATGATGAATTAGTTGGTGTTGTTTGTTATGGATCTCCAGCTTCTCAATCTTTATGTAGAGGTATTGCAGGAGATGAGTACAGGAAAAAAGTATTAGAATTAAATAGGCTTGTTTTAAAAAACAATATTAAAAATGAGGCTTCTTTTTTAGTAAGTAATTCTTTTAAGCTTTTACACAGACCAGTTATAATTGTTTCTTACGCAGATACGAGTCAACATCACACAGGATATATTTATCAAGCTACAAATTTTTTATATACTGGTTTGTCTGATAAAAGAACTGAATGGAGAATGAAAGGAACAAATAAACATAGTAAAACAATATGTGAGCAATATACATTAGAAGAAAGAAAAAATAATCCAGATAAATTTCATGTTGTACAACGACCTCGAAAACATCGTTATCTTTATGTTATAGCAAATAAAAAAGATAAAAAGCAAATCTTAAAAAATTTTAAGTATCCAATTTTAAATTACCCTAAGTTTGAAAATAAAAATTACAAAACAAATACAAATATAGAAACACAAGGAATATTGTTTTAATGATTAATATAATTGTAGGACCTCCTGGTACAGGCAAAACAACAGAGCTGTTAAATATATGTCAGCAAAAAAAAGAACAGGGTGTTCCTTGGGAAAGAATTGGTTTCTTTTCTTTTTCTAAGAAAGCAGCATATGAAGCTAAGGATAGAGCAAGACATAAGTTTCAAGCAAGTAGAGATGATTTAACTCACTTTAGAACGTTACATAGTTTTGCTTTTAGACACCTAGCTGTTAAGGAAGATAACTTAATGAAACAAAAACATTGGAAAGAGTTGTCTTCAAAAATTGGTTTTAATTTAGTTTTTAATGATAACGATGATTCTGTTTATACAAACTCTAATCATAAGTTTATAAATTTAATTAACAAAGCGCGTTTAAAAGATATTAGTTTAGCAGAAGAGGTTAGACTTTATCCTGATCCTATTAACATGGTTACATTAAATTATTTAAATACAGTTATTAATAAATATAAAAAAGTTAATGAGCTTTACGATTATACAGATATGATTGTTGATTACACAACTGACACAGTTTCGACACAGTTTGATGTACTCTTTATAGACGAAGCTCAGGACATGCCTCGCATTCAATATAACATGGTCGATAAATTAATTAGTAATAGTAAAGAGGTTTACATTGCAGGTGATGATGATCAAGCTATCTTTCGTTGGTCAGGCGCTGATGTAGATAAATTTATATCTCTACAAGGAACAGTAAAAGTTTTAGATAAATCGTATCGTTGTCCGCGAAGAGTGTTTCGATTAGCTAATAATATTATAACTAAAATACGAAATAGGCGTCCTAAAGTTTGGCAACCAAAAGAAGATGAAGGTAAAATATATCGTATACCACATTTACGTCACATTGATTTATCTTCTGGCAACTGGTTGATCCTTGGCAGAACAAAAAAAATAAGAAATGAAATGATAGAAGAAATACTTTTAGAGCAAGGACATTGGTATGGTAGAGGTGAGCATAGACCAGTGTCTACGACTGTTTTAGGGGCTATCGATGTATGGAAAAAATTAAAGTCTGGTAACACGGTTACATTAACCGAGGTTAAAACTTTATATAATAAAATAAAAACTAAAGTTGGAATTAAACATGGTCACAAAACAATGAAAGTAGAGAATGATAAACAATTATTTTCATTACAGCAACTAAAAGATCATCATGGTTTACTTGTCGATGGAGAATGGTGGGATGTACTCAGTTCTTTAACACCTTTTGAAATTACTTATTTACGGCGGCTTGAGAAAATAGGTGAAGACATAACAGCAGAACCACGAATTCGTGTTTCTACAATTCATCAAGCTAAAGGCGGAGAATGTGAAAATGTCATTGTGTTATTAGATTTAGGAAAGATTGTTTACAGATCTTATTTAAAAAATCCTGATGATGAGCACCGTGTTTTTTATGTTGCTGTCACCAGAGCTAAAAACAATTTGTATATTGTTGAGGCTCAAAAACAACAAGGTTACCGAATGTACGGTGATGAAAGGATGCATGATGATTTATAAAAAGATACTTAACAAAGCCATTGAATTGATCGGCGGAGCACGAAACACGGATTACGGAGATCGGGTTACCAATCATCAAAACATCGCTAACTTATGGTCTGCTTTTTTACAGAAAAAAATATCAGCTCATGATGTAGCAATTTGTATGGCTTTAGTTAAAGTAGCGCGTCTCATGCATAGTCGTAAATCAGATAGTTATGTAGACCTAGCAGCGTATGGCGCAATTGCAGGTGAAATAGCAGAACGTGAGGAGGGTAAAGATGCAGAATAATTTTGGCTTTACAAAATCGGAGTGGG